ATGACTATTCCGACCGCGATTACGAATCTTATTGACCGGGAGCTATACGCGAACGTTCAATGGAAAAAACTTCCGTCCGGCCTAGCCAAACCGTTAACGGACGAGATGAAGGCGGAACTAAATAGCCGCAAGACAAACGCCGCGCGGGTAGCCGCAGAACTGCAGGCAGAAAGGGCCCAACGGCCTGAGGCTGGTGAAGTCACCCAGGCCAATAGTTGGACGCTCACAAACGTTGCCCAGCTGCAGGACGACCAGATCCCCGGAAGGATCAGCTATATCACTGATCTCATTCAGAGCGGAGAAGCGGAGAAGTACAGCTTCTTTTCGGGCAATGGCGACGAGCAGACGACATCGATCCACCAATACCTCTATTGGCTGCAGCTTCGCTCCAAAGAGATCGAAAGCGACGGCACCTACACACCGGACATGTTCAAATAATCGATGCGATCGGCAACCAACGGATTCGCGCCTGATGGCAGGTTTTCGGGGCAAGCATAAACCCGAATTCGTCCTTGTATCAGCGCGAAGCTGCCCTTATCCCTTTGGCCCGTGATGACCGCAATGGGCCGGTTGCGGTCGATGCCGGATCCGGGACTGTTTGGTTGAGACCGGGAGCCTACCACAGCTCCACTTCGGTGCCGCCACCTGACAAACCAACCCGTCTGAACGTCAGGGGCCGCGTCATCGCTGGCCCCCAAGTTCGTTCTACTGCGGCATCACCCGGTTCATAGCCCTGACTGCCGTGACCATGGCCGCCAACCGCTCCAGCATCTCGTCCACCCCTGATAGCGCGCCGATGGCACCGTTTCGGCGCCCCTCGGCCATATCTACGGCCGCCATGTCGATCCGGTCCATCACTTCCATGGCATCGGTCTGCATGACCTTGAATATGCCGGTGAATGCCTGGTTCTTGCTTTCGCTCATGTGTTTGGTCTCCTGTTGTTAATGACCACACCATCGCTCCGGTGGGCGCGGAAGCCGAGCAATCCGAGTGCTTCTTCTCAGCACCGGCGAATTGGTTTCGCTCGAACGCGGCGCGCCTGGCCGATCTCAGCAACGCCATTGCTGGCCGTTAGAAACGGCTACGCACCGCCCGATATGATGACCTCGCGCACGGCCTTGCCCTTGCCGCCGCTGATGGAATAGCTGCAATCCACCTCGGTGATGGCAAAGCGCTTGAACGTGTCGTAGACGCCCTGGACCGCATTGAGCGACAGGATGAACCGGCCCTGGATCCCGGCCAAAACATCGGCCATCTCGGCGAACTGCTCGCGGCTGAACACGTCCTTGCCGTAGTCGGTCTCGTTGCCCCAATAGGGCGGATCCAGATAAAACAGCATGCCCTTGCGATCGTAGCGCTCGATGAAGGAGCGCCAGGAAAGCTGCTCGATGACGACACCCGCCAGCCGCTCATGGATGTCTTCAAGCTGCGGCGCGATCCGATAGAGATTGAAGCGGGCGCCGCCGCTCTTGTCGACGCCGAAGTTGCGACCGCTGACCTTGCCGCCAAAGGCGAGCTTTTGCATGTAGATAAAGCGGGCGGCTCTTTCGAGATCGGTGAGCGTATTCGGATCGGTCTTGAGCAGACGGTCATATTCCCTTCGGCTGGTGACCTGGAAGCGCAGGACATCCATCAGCTGCGGATAGTGCCGCTGGAGGATGCGGAAGAGATTGGCGACATCGCCACTGATGTCGTTGATCGCTTCCATACGCGGCTGGAACGGCCGGCGCAGGAACACGCCGCCCATACCGACGAAGGCCTCGGCATAGCCGTCATGGGGCGTGGCGTTGATCATGGGAATGATCGTTTTGGCCAGCACGCGCTTTCCGCCGATGTAGGGAGCGGCGGGGTTAACCGGAGAGACCGGTTGAAGATTATCCATTCAAAAGTTCCGACGAATCAGTCAGACCGCTAGCACCTCGCAAGAGGGCGGGTGTGACAGTTATCGCAAGTTGCTGTCGGACGGGTCCGGACGCCAATCTCAGGCCCGTTTTCGGGGGATTTCCCCCGGCACCTGGCGCTATTGTTGCGGTTTGCGGACCTCCATCATGATGCGGCCGCTGGCCAGGTGATTGCCGCAAACACAGCGTCGGCCTCGGCCTTGGTTGTCGCCACACTGATCGCCTCCTTGGCGCCCAGCCTTACGGCTTCGATCGCGGCGCCGACGAGATGCCATTGCCGTTCGGCTGCCAGCACGGCGGTGGCCACGCCGCTCATATCCTCGGCCGTGATGCCGACCTCGGCGGCAAGCAGCGGATAGTCCTGCGGATCGGGCGACGGGTCGGCGAGATAAAGGCGAGCTTCGGAGGCCTTGGCCTGATAGGTCATCGCCTGGCCAGCACCCGGCGTGATGTATTTCAGGCGTTCGGTTTCTGCCGTCGCGTCGATATCCCGCTTCAGGTCTGCTTTGAAGATCGCAACATATTGCAAACGGGCAGCGCTCATGTCCGCGCCGATGCTAGCGAGTGCGGCGGCGTGTTGTTCGCCCACCTCGATTTCAAAACCACCTTGTTCGAGAGGGATGGCAAAGGCTGCGTCTTCTGGCAAAAGTGCAGCTACAACGGATGCGTCTGCGGCGGATGCGACGGTGAGTTTCGACATGATTAAGATGCTCCCAATCTGAGACCGGCGAAGAAATAATAGTCGTTAAACGTCAAGTCGCCGCTCGTGGTTTGGATGAGACGGGTGTCCACCTGATCCCCTTGCACAAGGTTGACAGTACGGGACACACAGGAGTGGCTGATTGCCCCGGTCGACGCAACAGAGCCGCCCGATGAGCCAATGTTGACTCCGTTGACAGTTATCCGTTGTGCGTGACCAGAAGTAGACCCGCTTACGGATTGAGCGCACCCGGCCGACAAGGACCATAACCCGGCGTCTTTTGCGCCGATCGTCAGCACGCCAGATGCGAAGGTGCTGTCGACTAGCTTGTTGACCAAGTCGCCGTAGTTCACGATCCGGGTGTAGATGCCGGTGCCGGTCAATTGGCTGGATGCGCCGCGATTGGCGACAAACTGCGACCGTTGCAGATTGATGACCGCCGATCGCGACAGGCTGAGCATCTGCACCCAATCATTGACGGGGTCGTAGGCAAACTCGACGATGCCGAGCAGGTCTCCGGGCCGGGGCTTACTGCCGTCGCTGGCACGGATCGGCTTGGCACCAAGACCATTGACGTTGAGCGTCACGTCTTCAGAGGTGTTCGGCGTGGCGATCCGCAACCGCACCGGCGCCCCGGCCAGTGTGGCCCAGGATGTGGGCACAGGCGCGAGCGTTGCCGTCAGTGCATTGGCCGTGCCGCCCGCGACCGCATAGCTCCATTTACCGCTCTGGGCATCGAGCGCGATCTTCTCGACATAGGCACCGCCGATCCGCTCGAACACGCGTCCATCGGGAAGACTGATGCCGTGTCCATCGGGTGGGGTGAGAAAGGACCAGGCCGAGCCGGTCCATTCGGCGAGCTTGCCCACATTGGCGGCCCAGGCGCCGGTTGCGCCAGCCGGCACGAGATAGGTATCGCCGATCGCGGGCGCGCCCGGAGGTGCGGTTACTGTCGTCGAGATAGCCGGCAGCCAGGGCGTGCGCATCATCTGAGCCACCGGGATCTTGCGCGCCATTACCCAGTCACGGCTGGCGAACAGAACGGAGGGATCGACCAGCAGTGTCACATTGGCGGTTTCGCCAACGATGATCTGGAACTCGTAGCGGATGTCTTCGAGTTGACCTTCCAACGCCGTCGGCTTGTATTGGCTAACGGGCCGCGCCACCGCGATCATCGTCCCGGCGCTGTCGAACACGCCGAATTCGCGCATCCACCATCCGCCAGCCGTGGTTGGGATGATCGCCGTCACCAGCACGGCCGAGGGATTGTCGGGATCGACGACCACGCTTTCGACCGGGGTCCGCCAAACCTCCCGCACCAGGGCGGTGGAGGCGGCGGTGGGATTGGTGTCGGCACCATTGCCGTCACCGATGGCAAAATGAGTGATGACGACGGCGGGACCACCGGCAGCACTTGCCGCGAGCTTGTTGCGGCCTGCCGTCGTGACGAGCGAAAAATAAGCTTGAGCCATGGTCAGGAAACCTGCGCGTTGATCCGCACGCCGCGCAGATGCCGCGTGGCCGTGCCGATGTAGGAGATGACGGGGAAGGTCTCGTCGCCGAGCTGCGGTGCGTTGATGCGAACCTTGCGGCCGCGCCGAACTGCAACGCCGGCATGAACAGTTGCATCGCCTTTCACGCCGTACTGCACCGCGATGTCCTGGCTCCAGCGCTTGGTGGCGGCAATCACGCGGGCGGCGGCGCGCTGGTTGGCGAGATCAAGCGGCGCGCGGCCTTGAATGATGGTGTCGTTGAGGAACAGCACGACCTTATGGGTGTCGTGATGGGCCTTGGGTGTCTCCTCCCACCACTGCGTCCAGCGCACCGAGATGTTGAGCGCTGCCAAGGCGCGGCGGGTGCCGGCGATCAGGCCGCTCATGGCGTGGATCTCGGGCGCGGCCGCGATCATCGCCCGCAACAGATCCTCGCGCATGTCGGCCGACACGAAGTCGGACAGGCCCGCCTCGATCACCATGATCGGCAGCAGCTCGGCCGGCGCGGTCATTGGGTCTTGAATGACCAGCGCCGAGGGCCGGAAGGTGGAAAGGGTCTCGGACAGTGCCGCGACAAAATCCCGGTCGCGCTGGTCGTTGACCCCTGGCGGCACCAGAGTGAGAGGGATCAAGGGCTCAGTCATCGGCCACCACCACGATGTTGACGGTCAGTGTGCCCAAGGTGGCGAACTGGTGGCGTTCGAGATCGGTGAAGACAAAGCCAGCAAGCGCGGCATCCACCACGCGCGGCAGAGCCTTCACCGCCGTGGTGATGACGGAGGGCGCAACCTTCGCCCCGAGTTCCTGTGTCCAGGGAAAGAAGGCGAGCGTCGCCGTCTCCTCGAACAGGGCCTGCTGCCCGGCCGCCGCCTCGCGCACCCTGACCGTTAGAACCATGTCGAAGCTAACGGGTTCGGGATCATGGATCGTGACGTGATCGCCCATTGGCCGGAGCGTCTCCGGATCGAGATAATCAAGGATATCAGCCTTCAGCTCGGCCGACGGCAGACCCGTCTTCATCAGCGGGTAAATGTCGATGTAGCCCGGCTCCGGCCGGATCACCTCGACATCGACAATCTCAGGGTTGACCGCCTTCACATGCTCCCGATAGCCGTTCTTCGGTCCAGCCTTGGCGATGGTGAACAGCGCATTGGCGGCACGAAGGCGGAAGCGCTCGGGGTCCTCGATGTCAGTTCCACCGGACACCACAGACGTATTGGCGGCCGACGTGACGAAAGCGACGGGATCGAGAATGTCGGAAACCGCGCCGATGCTCAGACCGTTCCAGGTCGCACCCGCCGCCTCGGCCGTTGCGGTTACGGAAGCGGCCAGCATGCCGGAGGGAATGACGAGATCGGTATCCGTGGCAAAAGTCACCACGTTCCCGGCGCCCACCCGCGTCCCCCTCGGGATCACGGTATCGATCAGCCGCACCGCCGACAGCCGAAACTCCAGCGTCGTGACGGCCGGTTGCGCCAGCAACTTGAAGGTCGAGACATTGGCCGCGCGGTTCTCCAGATGCGGCCCTTCGGCAAACACGACGGTATTCTGCAGCACGCCGTTTTGAGCTGCCTCGTTCAGGAGCGAAAGCGCATAGGCCGCGACCTCGATAAGGAACATCTCGGTTTGCGCCGGATAGAGCGTGCGGCCCGACACGGCTTCAAACTTCGCCTTGAACTGCGCCTTCAGCACGGAAGGATCGCGCTCGAAGAACTCTGGCGCGCCGGCCGCGCGAAGCTGCTCGATGGTGCGCTTGACGGGATCAGCCATTGTAGACGATCTCCGTCACCTGGATATCATCCAACACCGACTGCACCGGCTTCCAGAACACCCGCGTCCGGAAGTGCGAGAAGGCAATGGTCACCACCTCGACCTGTTCGACCGTCACGCGCGGTTCCCACAGCGTGATGGCGTCCCAGATCTCCCGCGTCAGGTACGGAATGCCAATCGAGGGATGTTTGTCGATCGCACCGAGCACGTCGCAGCCCTTCTCGGGCTCGGTCGGAACCGAGCCCTTCGGCGTCAGCACGATATTGGTGATGGATTGGCTGAGATCATCGATCGCCGTCACCACGTCGCCATAGGTATCGGCGGCCACACCCGTTTCCGGGTCGGCGCGGCCGACCTTCAGCGACCAATGGCCATGGGTGATTTTGTCCTTGTCGATCATGCCGACAAGGTAGCGGCCAGCACAAACGAAAATGACCGGACGTCGGGTCCGGTCATGGCGTGAGATCAGCACGGTCTGCTATCGATAGGTGTAGGGATAGCGGGAATCAGGATGAGGAGCAAGCGGTGGCGCAGCAGCAGGATCTTTTGGCATTATTATTATACCCGAATGAAACTCTGTCGAACGAGTACAAGAGCTGGCTCGACTTAAGCGCAAAAAAAGGCAAGGCCACACTCGCAAAAGCAGCAATTGCTCTAGCAAACCATGGCGGGGGAACGATCGTTCTGGGGATGCGAGGGGAAGGTGAAGAAAAATTACAATCGCTTCCACGCCCCAACGACATTCCTCGCTACACAACCGACGCCGTAAACGCTTCCATCAATTTCTATGCCGATCCAAAAATGCACTATGATTTAGGTTTTGAAATCCATCCAGAAAGCGGAGTGGAACATGCATTCATCAAGGTGCCACCCTCTACCGTGCCGGTGATGAGTACGCGATTGGAGGAAAGAGTACTCGAACAGCATCGCTGCTACGTCCGTAAGGCGGGTCCCCGAAGTGAACAGCCAACAACTGCTGAGGAATGGCGCACGCTACTGAGCCGTTGCGTCCAGGCAAATCGCGAAAGCTTGCTAGATTCAATTCGCGTCATTTTGCAGGGCCAGACAGAAAGGCCCGATATTGCAAATAAGGACTTGGAAGAATTCGCGAAAAATTCATTTGAACGCTGGCAAACACTGCTAGCTGACTTGCCGGCAAACGATGGGCGCCGGTTGCCGCATGGCCACTATGAGTTGGCATTCCAAATTGTAGATGTGGCAAAAAGTACTCTGAGGGAAATGAGAGGACGCCTTCAAGAGGCTGACAGGATTCAGCTAACCGGCTGGGGTCCCTTTGTTGATATTGGTCGTCCTCCGGTTGGTCCTGTTCCAGTAGCCGGCGCTATCGAAGCGTGGATTGGATACGAGAGAGACGGACATTCCATCTCATCTCATCATGCCGACTACTGGCGCGTCGATCCCGTAGGACTTCTGTACGAAATCAGAGGGCACGAAGAAGACTTCACCCCCAAAGCTGAGCCTGGAACCGTCTTTGATGGCACGATGCCGATTTGGCGAGTGGGGGAAACTTTTCTTTATGTCGGCAGGGTCGCAAGAACATACGAAGGGGATCCAGAGATAGTGGTCCGGGGCAACTACACAGGACTAAAGGGGCGGAAACTAGAGTCCATTTTTGGCAGACGATACGCCGTACGTCGCGGCACGTGTCGTAGTGAAACAATGCAGCTAGCGGCTAAGGTAAAGGCCTCCGAAATCGAGAACAATCTAGCAGAAGTTTTGGCGGAGTTCCTTTATCCACTTTTCGAACAGTTTGATTTCAGCACCGTTCCCGTTGATGTAATTCGGAGGGAGTTAGGTGACTTGATGAGAAAGTCATAAAGATCACTATACAGGGATAGCTGTGTTTGCGGCGCCCTCGACCACACCCCCATGCTTGTGGTCATGCCCGACATTCTTGCCATTGTGCAGCAGCCGGCCGCTCTTCAGGTCGATATCCCCACCCGCCTCGATCGCTACGCTCCCCGGCGTCTTTATGGCAATGGCGCCCGAGCCAGTGTTGAGGTGAATGAACCCACCGGGAAACTGAACAGCAATATCCTCATTCGTCTGATGCGGCGGCGCGTCCTTTTCATTGTAGCGTGAGCCGAGCAGACAGCCGGCCTCGCCCTTGGCATCCATCGCGCACCAGACTTCATCCTCCAGGCCCGGCATCGAGAAGAATTTTACGCCGTTGGATGATGGCCCTGTGACGTCGATCCAGTGGGTGACGACATCGTCCTCGTCCTCGAACCGCACCTTGATCTTCATCTTCTTGGGATCGCGATCGATGACAATGCCGCGCCGGTTTGTGGCGTTCTGGCGGAACTCGTTACTGCTTCGCTTTGACAAGATCAGCTCCCGTTGTGTAGCCGCCGCGCGATAGGGAATGGGTGGAGCGATCCACCAGCAGCTTGCCGGAATACTTCCCGAAATCCACCATATCGACGGTGATGCCGGCGACCAGGCGCACAGTGCCGACCATGGAAATCGAGCCCGAGGTGGATTTGCGGTTCTTGTAGTGCAGCCGGCTTTTGGCCAGCGCCTTTGCCTGGGCGGCATTCTCGACCCGCTCACCCGAGATCCGCAAGGTATCGCCGGTCTTCACGTCAGGGTCTTCCTCTTCCGCCTCGATCATGTCCTTGCTGTTCTCGTACAGAGCCGTCACCTTGGCTTTGGAATAGGTATCGGAGGTCTGCTGTTTGAGGCGGTAGGTCAGAAGTTCCGTGCCGAGCTGCTGATGCGAGACCGTTAGCGCCGCCGCCCTGCCATCCACCGACTTGAACGAGGTGAACACCGCACGGGTGCCCCGAACGCTAAAATAATGCCCGGTGTCCTCAGCAAGCCGCGTCAGGAATTCGAGATCCCGTTCCTTGCGCTGGGTTACACGTTCAAAGGTCTGGTTCTCGATATCGCCCTCGACCGACAGGCCGGCCTCGGTCGCCACTTTCGTCACGATCGGGCGAAGGCTCTGTTTCTCGAATGCGCGGGTCTTTTCGGTGCGCAGCGGCTTGGAGATCGGCGCGGCCAGGCCCCGGATGGTCATGGTGTCACCGCCCCGATCGCCTGATGCATCGGGTTCGTCCAGTTCGAAGATGCCGCAGGGCAGCTCCCCGCCGAGACCGTCAAAGATGGTCAGTTCCATCGTGTCGCCGGGTTCGGGCTTCCATTCGCCTTTCCAGCGCCCGTCCTTGTCCTGGACGGTCACATCGATCTCATCGGCTTTGCCATGGGCCTGGTCGGTATAAGTCACCGACGTGGTCATCGGATCAAGCTCCGAGGAAATATCGACGTCCTGATAGATCAGCCGGAAATAGGGTTTTGCCACCATCAACTCGCTCCATAGCTGGGATTGGTGCGCTTCCAGGGCGGCAGGAGATCGGTGTTGTTTGCCTGCTCCTGGATAACGGGGATTTTGAGCGTGAGGCCGCGCGGCAGCACGAGCGGCGGAACCGAGAGATCATCCAGGATCAGGTTACGGTTGGCCTCCAGCAGCACGGTCTGTTTGTGTTGGTCGCCATAGTAGCGGTAAGCGAGCAGGTCCCAGCGATCGCCAGCCATCGTCACGTGCTCGAAATATTCGCCCGTCAACACCACGCTCATCGGCGCACCTGGGGATTGTTGGACGAGCTGCTGGAGAGTGCCGGCGCACGGGACTTGGCAATCGAGGTGATCAGCGAGAACAGGCCGCCCGGAAGCGGATCTTCCAGCAGGCCGATGGTCGCTTCCACTCGGACGGCTTCGCCGCTCCTGTTGGTCTTGATGATCGCGCCGGAAAGCGTCTCGACCACATAGCGCTTGCCCCTGAAGGCTCCATTGCCGAGCACAAGCGGCATGGGCGTCTTCAGATCGAAGGCGAGTTCCAGCTTTGCCAGCTCAGTGGCCGGCGAGCAGAACTCCTCGGAGAAGAAGAAGGAGATATTCCTTACATCAAGCTCCTGGCCGATCTCCTGCAGCGCCGGCTTGCCGCGCGTGGTGGCGTGCTGCACGAACGTGTTGGCATAGCTGAAGTCATGGGCGACCGGGCCAGTCAGCGGATCAATTCCTAACGGGATACTGCCGAGCAGATAGATCATCAGAACTCCTTTCGTCCCTGGCGCCGCATCTCCTCGGTCAGGATCTCGGCAAGCTCCCGCCCGCTTTCGCGGAGGGCCTGCTGGATCGCGGCCTTGATGTCAGCAGGACTGCCGCCAGCGCTTGCCGGGATAGTGATGGTCGGATTGAAGTTGAGGGAAACACCGCCACCGCCACCCGAGGGTCCCGATCCGGCCGAAGTTGCGCCGGCGATCTGGGCGCGGGCCGCATCGGCGGAGGTGCTTGCCGCCGCCACCTGCGGCGCGCCGATCGACGCGGCGGCAAGGGTGGCGGCCGAGGCCGCGCGCATGGCTTTCACCATCGGCCCCGACCGGATCGAGCTGGCAATGGTCTCGCCGAACTTAAGGCGATGGATATCCGAGAGCGGACCGACCTTGGCGGGCGATGACGGCAGGTGATCGCGCACCTGCTGCGTCATGCGCTGGATTTCTTGGATGACGACCGCCGCCCTGGCGCGCATGCCGGCCGCCATGGTTTCCATCAAGGCCGCGCCCTGGTCATAGAACGAAACCGAAGCCAGGAAGGCCTGCGCCTGGCGCACCGCATCCGAGACCGATGGCATGATCTTCTGGGCGGCGGCATCGAGCGCGGTCAGCTTTGCCAGCGCCTCGTCCACCTCGGCCTTTATGACAACAGGATCGGGCATGGCAGGTGCTGCCGGCGCGCTTTCCTCATTCCCGAAAGAGAAGATGGATTTGACCTTGTCCCAAGCCGCACCGGCGCGCGCTGCCGCATCGTCGATAAAGCCGCCAATGGTGTCGGATATGCCAGCCCATGCCGCCTTGATGGCCTCGATCGGCGACCAGTCAAACAGGGTTTTAAGCCGGTTCCAGACGGCTTCAACAGCCGCGAAGACTTTGGCGACAGCCTCGGCCGCCGCCCCCTCGATAGCGCCCCAGTTCTGGATGATGATGACGGCCGGATGCCAGGCGAACATGGTCTTGACCTGTTCCCATGCGGCCGTGACCAAGGCCGAAATAGCCGAGACGGCATTCCCAACCGCAGACTTGACACCTTCCCAGGCTTGGCTGGTGCTGGTCTTGACCGTGTTCCAGGCGTCGCTGGCGGCCGTGGCAATGCCGTTCCAGAGGTCGATGAAGAATGCCTTGATGGGCGCCCAGTTCATGTAGATCGCGGCCGCCCCAAGCGCGATGGCACCGATGATCAGCACGATCGGATTGGCCATCAGCGCCGCCGTGAGCATGGTCAATCCCGTGGCAATCTGAACGATGCCGGCTGCCGTGGAGATCAGCGCCGGGGCAAAGGCGATCCCGGCCAGCACGGCGGCGAGGTATTCCCAGCCACCAACATAGTCAGCCGCGATCGACAGGTAACCGCCGAGCTTCTGCAGGATGGACCAGACACCCCAGGCGAAGTTCCAGGCATTCTCCAGGACGAAGATGATGCGCGAGGCAATCCCCTGCGCCCATTCATCCAGCGAGCCATCCGCCTTCATCTGGTTGACGAAGTCGAGAACCGTCTGCAGCCTGCCCTTCATCCAGTCGAACAGGCCGGCATTCATGATCGATAGCGCAAACTGGCTCCAAGCATCCGAGAGATTGGAGATCATCCCGGTCCAGGTGCGCGCCATCTTGTCGGATGCGCCGGCATTGCGCCGGCCGATTTCCTCGATCAGGTACTGGATCGCCTCCCGGCCGAGCTTGCCCTTGGAGGCCATTTCCTGAAGCTCAGCGGCGTTCTTCTTGTATTTCTGCGAGAGGATGTCCCAGACGGGAACGCCGCGCTCCAGAAGCTGAAGCGCCTCTTCGCCCTGAAGCTTCTGCTTCGTCCAGGCCTGCCCCAGGGCCAGGGTCAGGCCATCAAGCTGCTCGACACCCTTGCCGGAGGCAGCCATGGTATCGACAAGCGCCTGGAGCGTGCCATTGGTGGGATCAAGCCCGAATGTCTTGAGGTTGCGATAGCTTTCGACGACCTGATCAAGCTCCAGCGGCGTCTTCACCGCAAACTCGGTGATCCAGTCCATCGCCGCCTTGCCCTTGGCGCTGGAGCCTTCAAGCGTTTCGAGCTGGATATTGTAGCTTTCGAAGGCGGTGGCCGTGCCGAGCAGTTGATGGGCAGCAAGCGTGGCACCGCCCACGGCCGCCGCCGCGACACCGGCCGCAAGCGCCAGCCCGCGAAACACCTTTCCGGCGCCATCGCCGATCTGGCTGAGGCCGACTTTGCCGAGCGCAATCGTCTTGCGGTGCAGATCAGCAGTCGCGCGGGCCGCCGCCTGGGCACCGGACACGACGGCATTAAACGCCGTTCGCGCTCCCGTGGACACCCTGGCATAGGCCGCCGCCATCTTCTCGGCCGCACGCGCAGCCATGCTGTTGGATTGTTCGGAAGCCTTGGCGCCAGCCTTCACCGAGGCCGCCGCCTTCTTCTCGGCCGCCATGATCTTGTTCATGACCTTGGTGGCCCGATCGACCCCCTCGAATATCATCATGAACTTCATGCGCGCAGCTCCGGCTCGGTGGTGGAGCGGAGGTTACGCGCGCGTGTAGAGGGGGAAGAGCGGACCTGAGGTCCGGCTTAGCTGGGCTTGTGCGGCTTGCCGAAAAATGGTCGGGCCAGGCGATTGCATAGGGCCAAAATTCAATCTTTAATGAGTTTCTCGAAGATCAAAAGTTGAGACGACGACATGGCCGACACGTTTCTGGATTTTCTCGCTGATGAAACAATCCGGCAGGGACTGACCTGGCTGGGTGGCGGGCAGATGGTGGTCGCTGGCGGAGCTTGGACAGTGGTCAAACATGTTTGACCCGGCAATAAATCCCCTGAAAAGCCTGCCTCCGGTCCAGGCGCTCCCGCTGGAAATGACATTCTTGCGGATCGTTACGGCATGGCCTCCGAAGGCAATATCAGCGGCAACACGATCGACATCAAGAAGTGAGCGCTGGAGAGAAAGGTCGTGACAAAGCCGGGGCATCTTATCCTTGTGCTGGCCGTGATCGGCTGGGTCGGGACTGTTTCAGATGCCGTTGCATTCGGCGATAGCATAAGCGCGGATCGCTGTTCGGTGGCGGCCGGGGAAAATCTTTCCAACAAGGATATCCAGATCGTGTGCGGCATACCGCCTGAACTCGTTGAAAAACTCATCAAGGATAAAACCCTAAGCCTCAAAGAGCGCACCCAGGAACAAAAGGAGCTTCTGGCGCTGCTTCGCGGAAAGCTGAGCCTGAATGAGCAGCAGGTGGCGCAGGCGCTGGAGACAGTAGGCAAAGAGGCACCAGCACCGGAGAGGATTGGCGAAAAACTTATTGAAATTGCTGGCCAATACAAACGGTTGCAGGAGGACCTCAAAACCCGCCCTGATGATGACCCCACCATCGCGGCCAAGAAGGAACAGGCGCGCGAGGCGATCAAGAATGCCGATCTGGATGCCGCCGATCGGCTGCTAGACGAGATTATTACCGCCGAGGATGCGGCGCTGACCCGCCGGGCCTTACAGGCGGCTGAGACGATAGCGCAAAAGGCCGATGTCGCGCTGCTTCGCCTCAAGTATTCCGAGGCGGCCGATCTGTTTGCCCGCGCCGCAAAGCGTGTTCCAGATGGACATGCGGAAGTGCAAACTGGCTACTGGAAAAGACAGGCCTTTGTTCTTTATCAGCAAGGAGACGAACACGGCGACAATGGCGCCTTGGCGGAGGCAATACGTCTACGGAGGAAGATCCTTGATCGTCTTGATCGCCGCGCGCAAGGTGATGACTGGGCCGCGACGCAGAACAATCTCGGCAATGCGCTTCATACTCTCGGGGAGCGCGAGAGCGGCACGGCGCGGCTGGAGGATGCAGTAGAGGCCTATCGCGTGGTGCTGGAGGAATGGACCCGCGAGCGCGTGCCGCTCGACTGGGCCGCGGCCAAAATGAAGCTCGGCAATGCGCTTTCGACGCTCGGTCAGCGCGAGGGCGGCACAGCGCGGCTGGAAGAAGCGGTTGAGGCCTATCGCGTGGCGCTGGAGGAGCGGACCCGCGAGCGCGTGCCGCTCGACTGGGCCGCGACGCAGAACAATCTCGGCATCGCGCTTCAGACGCTCGGGGAGCGCGAGGGCGGCACGGCGCGGCTGGAGGAGGCGGTCGAGGCCTATCGCGCGGCGCTGGAGGAGCGGACCCGCGAGCGCTTCCCGCTCGACTGGGCCGCGACGCAGAACAATCTCGGCATTGCGCTTCAGACGCTCGGGGAGCGCGAGCGCGGCACAGCGCGGCTGGAGGAAGCGGTAGAAGCCTATCGCGCGGCGCTGGAGGAGCGGACCCGCAAGCGCTTCCCGCTCGACTGGGCCACGACGCAGAACAATCTCGGCAATGCGCTTCAGACGCTGGGGGCGCGCGAGCGCGGCACGGCGCGGCTGGAGGAGGCGGTCGAGGCCTATCGCGTGGCGCTGAAGGAGCGGACCCGCGAGCGCGTGCCGCTCGACTGGGCCGCGACGCAGAACAATCTCGGCAAAGCGCTTGAGACGCTCGGGGCACGCGAGAGCGGCACAGCGCGGCTGGAAGAAGCGGTTGAGGCCTATCGCGCGGGGCTGGAGGAAGGAACCCGCGAGCGTATGCCGCTCCAATGGGCCGCGGCCCAATTGAATCTCGGCAATGTGCTTCAGACGCTCGGGGAGCGCGAGAGCGGCACGGCGCGGTTGGAGCAGGCGGTCGAGGCCTATCGCGCCGTGTCGGAGGAATACACCCGCGAGCGCGTGCCGCTCTATTGGGCAATGACGCTGGGCAATCAGGGTGAAGCGCTCGGGATCCTCGCCGAGCGCCGACAAAATCTTGATTTGGCTGAACAGGCGCTGGACCAGATCGAACAGGCACGCGCCACCTTCGAAGCTGCCGGGCATACGCCCTATGCCGCCTATTATTCGAAACAGGCCGAACTGGCGCGGGCGCGGATCGAACGCCTGAAAGGCGGTGGCTGAGGGCAGTCCTCAACCGCTTAATTGCATCCCATGATATCTTTACATGGAAGATCTACGGTGACCGATACGAGGAAGATTTACTGGAGGGGCTGGACGCGCTGGAGGATTGAGTTAAGTCGCGTGCGTCGTCTGGCAGATAAGAGCAAAAGGTCATCGGCAGGCTTAGGCTCATTGGGCGACCTACACTTTGCCTGCGCCCCTTATCGCCTCCGCCTTCGCCTCCTCTAGGGCAATCGCCTCATCATACCAAAACCCGAACTCGCCCTCATCCATGGCATCGAGCGTGGCGGCATCCCAGCCGCGCTCGACCATGAAGAGGTGTTGTACTGGCGCCGACAGCCTCAATGGGCTGTCTTGCCGTTTCCCTCGTCACCGCCTTCAGTCTCAGTGCTACTGTCCTTGCCGAACACCTCACCGATCAGCTGCATGACATCGCCGGCCGGGACGAGTTCGGCCAGGTCTGTGATGGTGAGCTTTTCGCCTTCGAACATCACGGCCTCGGCCACGAATGCCGCCTGGGCTTTGGCGGTGTCGCCCTTGGCAATGCGCTGGGCGCGCATCCACAGGCCGTGATTGATCCAGTTTGGCACCGCGCAGGTCACACCGCTTTCGTCGAGGGTGACGCTGCGGGTGCCGGTATTGGCGTCCTTGTGGGCCTTCAGTTTGGCGCGGACGCCGGAAACTTCGGTCATGTCAGATGCTCCGTTGCGTTAGAAACTGGGGAAGATGCCAGCGCGCTTAACGCGGCCAGACGTCTTTGCCGTTGATCCGGTAGATGTTGTTCCAGGCGTCGAACTCGATGATCGGCACATCGCCGCCATAGACCGACTGCTTGAAGGAGGAGATGGAGATGTCGTGCTCCTGGGCGAGGTTTTCGCCAAGCTTGGCGGTCCGGCCACCCGTCTTCATCATCGAAAACCCGATATGGGTGACCAGGGTATGGGAGAGCGTGGAGCTTCGGCCTTCGCCGTCGAACACATCGACATAGGAATGAAGCTGCAGCTTGTTGATCTTCGTGGGGTTCAGGATCGAACGGCTGACTTCCTCGTCAAGCCATTCGAAGCTGATCTTGCCCTGGATCGACTGCACCGGCCGGCCGGGAAGCGTGAGCACCCCGATCATGCCGAGCGTCTGGTGTTCGATCTCGGCATGACCAATTTCCCCGAGATCGAGTTCGGCCACCCGGCCGCAGACATCCACCTCGTTGATGTAGCAGTCGGAGTCGGTGATCTGGCCAATCTTGCGTGCCATGGTTGGGCCTCCTTATGCCGCGAGCTGCAGGGCGTTGCTGATGAAAGCGGTATCGACGTAGCTGTCGATGGTGATGCGCTCCATGACCGACATGGGATGGCAGCGGAGCTTGTAATAGAAGCGGCCATCGGCGATCTGCTCGGCCGTGTTCTTCACACGATCGAAGCGGAAGTCGCCGCCATAGATGGCATTGCCGGTCTTGGAGCGGAGATAAGCGTTTACGCCTTCCTCGGCCGCCTCGACATTGGCCGGCGAACCCAGCCGATCGACATAGTTCATCGTGAAGAAGATGATGGCCTCGTGGATCATGTCCAGGATGCGCCGGGCATGGATGAAGTTCTCGACATGGGCAGAGGTCGGGAAGGCCGCGGAGCGATTGCCGAAAGCGCGATAGCCCGTCGCAAAGGACCGCATGCAGGTGACGATGCCGGCTTCGTTGAGGAAGTTGGTGTCGTTCTGGTAGTCCGAAGGATAGAAGTTGATCGGCACTTCGGTTCCAACGACGCCTTTGATCTCCCGGTTGGACGGGCTGTTGTGCCAGCCCTCTGTCAGATCGGTGGCAATAATCAGGCCGGCAAGCCTTGATGACAGCGGATCAAGCCGCGTCTCGGCTGCACCCGTCGTGTCCTCGATCTCGACATGGGGATAGGTCAGCACCACGCGGGCGCTTGAGGTGTTGGCGGTACCGGCCACGCCGCGCGCTTCCACAGCCTGCTGCTTGGTGAGACCGAGCGGGAGATCGCAGATGGCAATGGCGTTCAGGCGGGTGGCGACCACATCCATTTCCGTGCGCACCGTAGCCGTGGGCGAAAACCCCGGCGCCAGGAACAGCTTTGGAAAATAGCCGAAGCGGGAATAGCACTCATAGGCGCCCTTCAGCCCCGTGGCGACGCCGCCGGTGGAGATCACACCATTGATGTCGGTGGCCGTGACCTTGGAGGGGTCGGGTGCCGTGCCTTCCTTGTGGACGTCGGGATCAAAGACGTTGTTGACGATGATCGTGCCGCCGCCGCCCTGGTCGAAGATGGCATCGAGCGCGGCCGGGATCGTATAGCCCGCCTTGTGCTGGCCAAAGGCGGCGGCGCCCTCGGCCGGGGTGCGGATGATCACGCGATTATTGATGAAGGGCGCACGGGCCGGCGCGGTCGCATGCACGTCCTGGATGGGTGCGGTCCCGCAGAGATAGGTGACGGCCGACTTGACGTCGCGCACGACGGTTACGCCGTCCTTGTGTTCGATGACCTCGGGGCCGTGATGGAACGTTGCTGACATGGATCAGGCTCCTTCAGATACGACCGGCTCGGCGGCACCAGTCTCGGGCACCAGCAGCTTGCGTTCGATCAGATTTGCGATGATGGGATGTTCCTCCGGCAGGTCGCTGTAGGAGCGGCCGGGAAACAGGGTGCGGGTCTTTTCAACCGTTACGTCGAAGGACGTCACCGGGCCGTCGTAACGGTATGACTTCTTGTCGTTGGACTGCTTTGCCATGGCCTTGCCTTTCTTCAGGGGGAGATCATCGGCCGCATCAGGGCCGAGGGTTTGGGCATGTCGCGGGCGACGGCGGGGATCGGCATGGCGATGGTGATGGTCCAGCGCCAGACCCCGTCGCGCTCGTCATCAAGGGCATCGCGGGTGATCTCGGCCGGGCCGGCGCCAGCGAAGGTCGCGCCCTGGACGGCCAGCCTCACATCTTCAAGATGGCCATAGGCGCCGCCCTCGCCACGGAGCGAGCGGCAGAGCAGCACCAGGGCAAACGACATACGCCGCGCCTGGCTCTTGTTGGCCGGCCCCTTGGCGGACTGATATTGCGAGCCGGCATAATGGATCAGCAGCGCCGCCGGCAGCATTGCGAAGTCGTACTTCGCGGGATCATCCGGGAAGGCCTCGACCTTGCACTGGCCGCTAACGCTGACCTTCAAGTGCGTCAGAAGAGCATCTTCGACCTGTTCGATGACGAGTGGCGGGCGCGGATTGCGGAACACATCGACCATGATCACCAGCCCCGCAGCATGCGGCCGAGCGGTGACGGTGGGATGATCGCCTCAACCGACGTGCCGCCGGCCTCGCCATTGGCGGGCTCGCCTTCAATCGGCAGCTCGAACTTGCCGGTGGCCACCGCCTTGAAGCTGGAGATGGCGTCTTCGTAGCGCTTCAGCACCTCGGCCGAGACCTGGCTCTTGCCGCCCGATCGCGAGCGCAGGCGGTAGCGCGCGACATCTGAGATCAAGCCCTTGATCAGATCGTCTGTTGTCTCGGGCGTCAGGGTCTCGATGACGGGATAGCGGGCACGGGCATAACCAACCAGCAGCGTTTCGGCGAAGGCAATGGCTTCTTCGATCTTCGGCAGATCCAGCACACGACCATCGGCATCATTGAGATTGCCGATGCCGGCGATCTGCATCAGCTCATCAAGGCCAACTGATATCTTGAAGTCGTCAGTGCTGACAAAGCGCGTCATGGGGATGATCCAGCGTTGGGGAGTTGGCGGGACGGCGGTTGGAGATGCCGCCGCCCCGCCGCAAAGCGGCCCGGCTTGGGAGTTTTAGGGACGGGCCTACTTGGTCTGGGATTTCTGGCCGGCCTTGGGAGGCGGATCGGTAGGCGGCGGGGCGGTGGCCGCCTTTAACGCCACCTCCAGCGCCGCGATCGTCTCGGCGTCGGCCTTGGCGGCCGCCTCCAGGTCCGCGATCCTGGCATTCGCGGCATCAAGATCGGAGAGCGCCTGGTTCAACCGGTCCTCGGCCATGGTCTCGAAGTGATCGAGCGCCGTTGCCCAGTTGGCCTCGCGATCGGCGACGGCCACACGAACGGCCGCCTCGACTTCACCGGCCAGGAGCTCAGTCTCCGCGAAGCGAACGGGATTGATGACGCCCGAGGCGGCAAGCTGGAGCGCGACGGCTGCGGTGACGCTCACGGTCTTGCCTTCAGGCTCGCGCTTGCCGTCGATCTTGGCGGGACCGGTCAAGGTTACGGAGATCTTCTGGTCTTCCATGACGATCTCCCCGTTAAAGCGGCTAGCCGGCATTCTGGAACAGGAAGCCGCCTTCGGCTCCCGTCAGGATGGCGCGCCGCTCGGTCTTGGTCGGGTAAATCCAGCTGTCGTTCGACCGCTCGAAGTAGGGCTGCTCGACCTGCGGATAGCCGCGAAGCTCGTAGGTGTAGGCAAAGCTCGGCACCTGGAAATTGTCGCCGGTCTCGGGGACATAAGCGAGGATCGCATCGTCACCCCAGACGTCATTGGCGAGTGCGGCATCATCAGACGTTTCCGGCAGGAAGACGGCCGCCCCGATTACCACCCGCTTGATGTCGAAGTATGCGGCGATCATGTCGGTGGTGATCGAATCACGGCCGGTATACTTGAACTGCTCCTTGATCTTGGGATGGTTCTTCAGCGCATTGCCGGCATTGGGTCCCAGCGTCAGCGTGTTGGGATAGCGGCCGATCGAACGGCGGATGATCTCCTTCGCCGCATCAAAATCCGCCTTGGGATCACTGTTCGGATCAGTCCAGCGATCGGCACCCGTGAGCGCCAGCTTATGGTTGGCGTCGTAATTCCCCGCGTTGCGGGCGATGCCGGCCGCCTCGATCTCGTGGCCGAGATCGATGACATCGAGCACCATATTGACGGCGCCGGCCGCGAGATCGATGCCCGGCACGCTTTCGGCCTCTTCCTGGTGTTCGACCGGAACGACGCCCTCCAGCGCATCCTGCACCAGGGAGACCGGATCGGAGGCGTAACCGTACTGGATGCGCTTCTTGTCGGCGCCAGGCGCGCGGCGGGTGTTCATCGTCCGGAAGGCTTCCTTCCCGAACTTGATGACGCGCATCGAGCGGTTCGGGATGGTCACCTTGGGAAACAGCACCGTCGAGATGAAGGTGGAGTTGCGATAGCCGCGCGCATGGGTCGACAGGATCGGATCGATGACGGCGGCGGTACGGTTATTGAGAGCCTTGGGCATGGCAGGCGTTTCCTTCAGCGGACGAGGATATCGACGAACTCGCCATCGGCGGCGGCTGTCAGAGCGGTGGCGAAGACATTGGCGGGCGTAGCGCCTGCGACCTTGACCCCGCCTGCGGCGGCGCTGATCAGCTTGGCACCCTTGGTGACGACGCCACGGGCACGGACGCGGGCCACGCCCACCACCATGACGGCGGTGGGATCGCCGATGACGGTGCAAGGATGCTTGGCGACACCCTTGACCGGCGCGTCATCCGCCGTGACCTTGGCATCGTCGAAGCCGACGAGGTCGAGCGCCTCCCAGGTCGTGGTCGGGATCGCGGTCAGCGTCAGCACGTCGGTAAAATACTGCATGGCAGGGTTCTCCTTCAGGAAACGGCGCGCACGGCGGCGAGGTAGTCGGTGCCCGGATGGGCGCGCTGGTAATCGAGCGCCTTGTGATGGCGATCGAGCTGCTCGCGATCGACGGCATAGCCATCGGCCGCAAACGACGCGGCCTCGCTTTGGCCGCCCTCGGGCAGATCGAGCGCACCGAAGGAGACGACCTTGGGCTGTTCCTTCAACAGATCGCGGATCGCCTGGGCGACCGGCACGGCAGCCGCATCAGCGGCAAAGGAAACGGAAGTTTCGGCCGGAATGGCGTCCAGGATCGAAACCACCTTGTCCCTGGACGCGGCGATGATCCTGCCCTCGGTCACCAGGGCTTCGGCGAAGGTGACATTGTCGGCATGGGCAAGCTCACGCTCGCGGGCTTTGAGCCGCTCCTCACGGGCGGCAACATCGGCTTCGCGCGCGGCGAAGGCCGGATCGGGTTTGGTCAAGTCAGGCTCCTTCGTTTGGGGGGAAGAGAAAGCGGGCTTCGTCACTGCGGCCGGTTCGATCTCGGTCTCGCCGAGCCATTCCAGGCGGTAGGCCGGGAGCGCCTTGTCGGCCTCATCAAGGCCGAAGCGTTCGATGAAGAATTCCCGGAGCATGCGCAGGATGCTGGCCGTCTCCTCGAAACCGCGCTCGCCGAAGGCAGCGGAGAAGACGACCGCTTCCGTCTCCGGTCCGGAGAACTGGACGTTCTTCAGGCCCGTCACCGCCGGTGCGGCACCACCGAGGAAGCCGATATGTTTCGGATACCACGTGCCGGGCACGGGATTGGCAGCCGCATCAGGCCGATGGAAGGACAGCGACACCTTCTTGTAGTGCTTCGCCTCGACCGCTTCGGCAAAGGCCGGCGCGATTTCTCCGATCACGGCGAACAGCCGATCCGCCGAGGCATCCCATTCAAAGCTCTGCGCCCAGGCATAAGCAGGCGCATCGGTTGAGGGATGGCCGACAACAACGGGTGCCGGCGCGGTCTCGGGATCATAAGCATCGGCCACCGCCGCAAGATCGGCCGCCGAATAGGTGATCGGCTCCCCCTGCATCGGCGTGAACGTGCCGGTGCGGAACACTTCGATACGGGCGGTCTTGCCGGGATTGGACGTTGCAGCCTTGGTCATGCGGTCCTCAGTTCGGTAACTGAGGCGACCATGCGGGAGGTGCGAAAACAAAAAGACCGGACGTGGTGTCCGGTCAGTGTTGAGGTCCGCTGGAAGGCAACATGCGTCACGCGGAGGAGAGTTTCAAGCCCCGGTCGCGATTGCAATGGACGCTCGGCGACTGGATAGGCCCTCAGTCGAATTCTAACGGGGGTCTAACGGGGGGCGACGGCAAAGCGGGTATGGTGGGAAGGGTCAGGGTGCGAGAAGCGCGGTGGACGGTTTCGGAGATTTCGTTCGTTTAATCATCGCAACCATGTCAACGGTTGCCTTCAATTACTCTTGGATCAACTACAGTCTTGGAGGATTGGGGGTCGAACGCGACCGTTCGATGTGGGGGGTCGAACGCCGTAAGTCGACACTCAAACATCCGAGGCAGTCGTCTCGGTCAGGCCTGAGGCGGACATACGCGGCTCGTCAGTGAAGCGTCCCGGGACATGTCGGTTGAGATGAGTCCGCTTGATTTGCAATCGGGGCCATCTTCCACCCGCCACCAGATTAGGAGTCAGCCCTTATTACTATCTCTGTCCAGTACACGCTTCATTTACCATAACCGCAGTAGTTAACGGCGTTAGCCGCATATCTGTTTCTCGTTTTCGGCACTGATCCTGGACTCATGCGGAGATCGGTCACCGGTATGATTTGCAAGCCTTCCCGCCCCTCCTATTGCTCGATCTCACGAGCAAACTCGCGCGTAGCAATCCTTCTCATGGCATTGTTAGCCAGCACCGCTGCCGGGGGAAGCGCCTGGGCACAGTCCACTTGGGTCGGAAGCAATCCTGACCAGGACTTTTCGAACGGTGACAACTGGGACACCTCTCCGGTCCCACCAGGCGCGGGAGACCAGGCGATTATCACCACGGGTGTACCCGAGGTCGTCAACAACTATACGGTCGACACCCTGACAGTGAATGGCGGAAACCTAACGGTCACCGCCACGGGTGAGTTGACGGCTTTGGGCGGCGGTACCTTGAGCAATTCGGGCTCAATAATAGTGCAGGCCGGCGGCGTCCTCAACAGTGACATTAACCAATCAAGCGGTACCATCACCATCAGCGGTGACATGAACGGCGCTTTGACCCTCATAAATGGAACTTTGACCGTCAATGCCGGAGGAATTCTCAGTCAACTTACTGCGGGTGGTGGCACCGTAACTAACGCGGGAACGATCAATGTTGCCACGAACAACGGTTTGACCATCACCAATACAGGGACCGTCACGTCCCTGACTCAAACCGCCGGGACGTTTAACAACAATGCCGGCGGCACCATCTCTGGCACGACGACGATTTCAGGCGGTACCGTAACCAACGCCGGAACAGTTGGAGCCGTGACCAACAGCGCTGGCGCCACCTTCACCAATAGCGCCACCGCAGGCGCGGTCTCAAACAGCGGTACTGTCAACAATACCGGCACCATCGCATCGCTCAACCAGACCGCCGGCACCTTCAACAACAATGCCGGCGGCACCATCTCCGGCACGACGACGATTTCAGGCGGTACCGTAACCAACGCCGGAACAGTTGGAGCCGTGACCAACAGCACTGGTGCAACCTTCACCAACAGCGCCACCGCAGGCGCCGTCACAAACAGCGGTACCGTCAACAATAACGGCACCATCGCATCGCTCAACCAGACCGCCGGGACGTTTAACAACAACGCTGGCGGCACCATCTCTGGCACGACGACGATTTCCGGCGGTACCGTGACCAACGCCGGAACAGTTGGAGCCGTGACCAACAGCGCTGGCGCTACCTTCACCAATAGCGCCACCGCAGGCGCGGTCTCAAACAGCGGTACTGTCAACAATACCGGCACCATCGCATCGCTCAACCAGACCGCCGGGACCTTCAACAACAACGCTGGCGGCACCATCTCTGGCACGACGACGATTTCCGGCGGTACCGTAAACAACGACGGAACAGTTGGAGCCGTGACCAACAGCGCTGGCGCGACCTTCACCAACAGCGCCACCGCAGGCGCCGTCACAAACAGCGGTACCGTCAACAATACCGGCACAATCGCATCACTCAGCCAATCCGCCGGCACCTTCAATAACAATGCCGGCGGGACCGTCACCGACATCGTGTCGGTCTCGGGAGGTACACTAAATAACGCTGGAACCATAACCAATACTGGAAACGTTTCGTCGCTCAACCAGACCGCTGGGACCTTCAACAACAACGCTGGCGGCACCATCTCCGGCACGACGACGATTTCCGGCGGTACCGTGACCAACGCCGGAACAGTTGGAACAGTGACCAACAGCACTGGTGCAACCTTCACCAACAGCGCCACCGCAGGCGCCGTCACAAACAGCGGTACCGTCAACAATACCGGCACAATCGCATCACTCAGCCAATCCGCCGGGACCTTCAACAACAACGCTGGCGGCACCATCTCTGGCACGACGACGATTTCCGGCGGTACCGTAAACAACGACGGAACAGTTGGAGCCGTGACCAACAGCGCTGGCGCGACCTTCACCAACAGCGCCACCGCAGGCGCCGTCACAAACAGCGGTACCGTCAACAATACCGGCACAATCGCATCACTCAGCCAATCCGCCGGCACCTTCAATAACAATGCCGGCGGGACCGTCACCGACATCGTGTCGGTCTCGGGAGGTACACTAAATAACGCTGGAACCATAACCAATACTGGAAGCGTTTCGTCGCTCAACCAGACCGCTGGGACCTTCAACAACAACGCTGGCGGCACCATCTCCGGCATGACGACGATTTCAGGCGGTACCGTAACCAACGCCGGAACAGTTGGAGCCGTGACCAACAACACTGGTGCAACCTTCACCAACAGCGCCACCGCAGGCGCCGTCACAAACAGCGGTACCGTCAACAATACCGGCACCATCGCATCGCTCAACCAGACCGCCGGGACGTTTAACAACAACGCTGGCGGCACCATCTCTGGCACGACGACGATTTCCGGCGGTACCGTGACCAACGCCGGAACAGTTGGAGCCGTGACCAACAGCGCTGGCGCCACCTTCACCAATAGCGCCACCGCAGGCGCGGTCTCAAACAGCGGTACTGTCAACAATACCGGCACCATCGCATCGCTCAACCAGACCGCCGGGACCTTCAACAACAACGCTGGCGGATCCATCACAGGCGCTGTGACGGTGAACGCCGGTAGATTCGTCAATAACGGTTCTCTGCTGGGTACCATCCAGGTCGCAAGCGGCAGCGTCCTTAAGGGAACAGGCAGTTTCGGCTCGATCAACATTGCCTCTGGCGGCACGATCGCACCTGGCAATTCTATTGGCACCATGCGCTCGACAGGTAACCTCGTCTTTGCCACTGGCTCTTTCTATGAAGTGGAAGTCGATGCATCGGGCAATTCCGACAGGATTGATGTGAACGGTACCACCACGATCAATGGCGGAACGGTCACTGTGATTGCGGATTCGGGCAGCTATGCAAGTTCGACCGACTACCGTATCCTGACCTCGGCAGGCGGTATCTCCGGTCAATTCAGCTCCGTGACGTCAAACCTTGCATTTCTAGCTCCGAACCTGGTCTACGGCACCAATGCGATTACCTTGAACCTCAAGCGAAACGCAGTGAGCTTCAGCAGTGTCGGCATAACCCGGAACCAGAGGAATGTCGGTGCGGCCATGGATCGCCAAGCACGGGGAGCGGTCTATGACGGTCTGTTATCTCTGAGCGCGACTGGCGCAAGAGCAGCCTTCGACGCCCTGTCCGGCGACATCTATCCGTCGGTGGCGAGCGTCACCATCCAGCAGGGCGATCGTGTCCGCGATACGCTGAACGAGCGCATGGCCGCAGATGACGACAACCCTTTCTGGTCGGAGGCTTATGGCAGCTGGGGCCGCAATACCCTTGCCGGAAGCGGCGCATCGCCCGTCCGCTTCGGCAACGGAGGCTTACATGTTGGTGCCGATGCGGAGGCCTTCGACAACCTGCGATTTGGTGCGGCCGCCAGCTATGGCCATTCCAACATTTGGACAAACAATCACACTGCCGAGGCCATGGCAAACACCTATGAGGCCGCGCTTTATGCGGCTTTTGATCTCGGGGGGCTCGGTCTGCGCTCTGGCGTGTCTTACGCGCACCATGATGTCGATGTGGAGAGAACGGTACGCTTCGGTGGATTCTCAGATCAACTCGCCGGCCGATTTGCTGCTGCAACGGCACAGATCTTCACGGAGATCGGATACGAAATCGGCGTCGGCGACATAACGCTCGAACCCATAGCCAATCTGGCCTGGATTGACTATCGAAGCGATTCTGTGGTCGAAAACGGCGGTGCCGCACGACTTGCTGTCTCGGCTATGCATCAGCAGACGGGGGTCTCCCTCCTGGGCCTTCGCTTCGGCACAGAGAGCTCGGTCGATGAAATCCCCGTTCGATTGAGCGGCATGCTGGGTTGGCGCCACCATTTCGGCGACACGGCGCCCGTCGCTGGCATGAGCTTCGCCGGCGGCACACCTTTTGACATCAGCGGAGTGCCGGTTGCACGAGACTCAGGTGTCGTGCAGATTGCGGCCGGTTTTGCACTGACGCCGACAGCGTCGCTAGACTTCCTGTGGCGTGGCTCATACGCCGTCAAGCAAGTCAGCAACCAAGCCTCGCTACGTCTGGGAATCACTTTCTGATCCGCGTGACGTCCCTACGTATCGCAAAAGATGGTCACTTCCTGCGTGAATGACTTGCCTGATCCACGGGATCAGACAAGTCATTCCGCCGAAAACAAACCATAAGAACTAGCCCACCGGCGCCTTCCGCGCATACAGGGACAGGAACCGCATCAAACGGATCTTAACCACCTCAAGGAGTTCCGTCGCGTTTCGACCCGGCGTGGAACCACTCCTCCGCAATCGCTACCACCTCCGCCTCATCCTCGGCCGACATCCCCAGCACCGGCCGCGCCTCGATCGATTTTTTGATGTAACCCTTCAGCTCGCCGCCAAAATGCAGCATGGCCGCCTGGACGGCTGCCGTGCCGATCCGCACGTCGTCGTTGGTGGCGGCAACGTTAAACGAGCTGCGAAACGCCCCTGAGGCCCGCAGGATCGGGCCTGGCTGGTAACCGGCCGCCTCACGCTTGGCCAGGGTCACCGGCCGCAGACCAGCCCATTTCGTGCCATCGGGCGCTTCCTCATTGTCGAAGCGCTCGCCCAGCGCTGTCATGAGATGCTCGCCAACGTTCTTGAAGAAGCCCTGGCGGTTCTCCATACGGTCGATCAGCTCGCCAAGCTTCGCCCGCATATCCTTGTCGTGGATCCTGGCCTTGTAGCTGATGCCGGTCATTGGATTTCCCTTGGGTGTGGTGCTATATTTCTGGTGTCGGAGGGCGCGACCGAGCAATGGTCCAGCGAGCCCTTCGCGCAAAAGGCCGGATTGCTCCCGGCCTTTTACTTTTTCGGTCTGGCGAAGACGAGCTTGCCCACGCGTCGCTTGTCGATCTGCTCAAAATCCGCCTTGCCCTTTTTGTCGGTCGGGCCAAACGCGGTCACCGCCTCCCACAGCCGTTCGCCGATCTCGAACACGATCTGGATTGCGGTCTCGGGATCAACGCGCACATAGCGGCGATCGACGACCAGGTCGTCGCTTGCAACCTTTCTGGCAACGCCGACCCAGATCTCATCCGGCTCCATGAGGGTCTCCGCCATCATCGCCAGCAGCCTGTGACGACCGCGCTTAAACAGCTTGAACTCGCCCTCACGGTTGCGGAACAACTGGTCAGAGATCGGGATTCTCGTGCCGGTCACATCCTCGAACAGGACAGCCTCGCCGATATCGGCGCCGAAGGGATCGAGGAAGGCCCGCACATACGCCTCCGGCTCCAGCCCGTCCTGGAGCAACTCAGCCTTGAATGGCTTCGACGCCTTCACCAGATCGGCCAGCGGCTCCGCCTTGTCGATCGCCACCGCCATGCGCGGATCAGTGAGCAGCTCCTGGCCTTCATCCATCAGTGTCGAAGGTGTCAGCCCCCGTTCCCAGAGATCGCCAGGGATGTAATCCCAGCCATAGCCCACCCCCTGCGGCTTCTCGATCAGCTTTCCGGTCAGGGGATCGAGAGCCGGCTCCATCAATTCACCCGCCCATTCCTCAGGCTTAAGGTCGCGGCGCTTCAGGTCGCGCTCCGACAGGGTGCGAACACCGCAGGAGCAGAGGAAATCATTCGGCGGGAAATGATGGGTCCAGAAACCGCTGTCATGACGATACACCTTGCGATGCCATGCAAGGTGGCGCGGTCGCGGATTTTTCGGAGTGCGGGTCTCGCCGTGGAGATATTGCCAGTATGGCCGGAGCTTCAGAACGTCGGGATCGCGCATCTGCTTAAGCCGGCCGGCCATGTAGCTCGTGCGCATATTGGTCTCGAAGATCACGCGGGTTCGCCAGCCGCGCTCCCCTTTGTACTGCCAGCCATATTGCGCGACGATCCGGTCAAAGTCGGCCCGGAAGGTTTCGAGCGTGGTGCCCTTTTCCATGGCGGACGCTATCGCCGTCTGGAAATCGGAGAGCATCGCCGTGTCGGTAATGCCGGCAATGACGAAGGCGCGATCGTGAACGCCGCGCAGGGCATCGGTCCAGGCCTTTGTCGGCTTTGCCCGCTTCTGCCGGAAGAACTCGATCTGTTCCTTGAACGGCTGGTTGAAGACATCGGGGTCGGCAAACTCGTCCGCCTCCCCGCCATCCAGGAACACAGCCTCGCGACCCTGAAGCGCGGATAGTTCCAGCCCGTCGCCAAGCAGCTTGGCAAAAGCGGTCGGCGACCATTTGGCCGCGAGCGCCAACACGGCTTTCGCCGCCGCGTTAAAATCTGACGCATCGAGTGCCGCCTTAACGGCATTCAAACGCCTGTCGAAGTGCTTTTGGGCCAGCGCCTCGATCCGATCGGTGAGCGCCAGGACCGGATCGGGATCATCAGCGAACTCTAACGGCTGGTCTTTTTTTTTACGTCGATCGAGCCGAATAGCGCAGCAAATGCCGGGTTCTCCTCGGCGGCCTTGCGCAGGTCGCGGCCGGGCTTGCCGCCTTCCATGAAGGCAAAGCGCGCCTCGACCAGGGCGTCCACGGCCTTTTCCGAGAGATGGTCGGTGAGGTCGAAGCCGGTGATGTATTCGCGGGCGAAATCGTCGTCATCGATCTGGCCTGCTGTGCTCAGGATGTCGATCAGCGCCGCATTGGTCGCGGTTGCGGCATCCGCCTTTGCCTTGCGGGTTTCGGCCTTGGATTTCTCATTGGTCGGCCGCAGGCGCCAGACCGAGGGAATGCCCGCACCTGGGAAGTTATAGTCGACGACCCAGGTGATCAGCTGCTCGCGGAACGTATCCGACGACAGATCACCGTCGCTGTCGACCAGCAGGTCGAGCATATCGGCATGGGTCTCGGATGCGGCCCTGGAGCCGGCATTGCCAATATCGGTGGTCAGCGTCTCGCCGGTGACACAGATCGAGATCTGCTTGTCCCAATAGGATAGCCAATCCTGATACGACACTGATCCGGAGCGGGCAGCTTCCAGGAATTTGACGCCGGTCCCGACGGGCACCGCAATCGCAGCACTTGTCCTGACGCTGGCGAGATTGTTCAGAAGCTTGCGCTGTTCGTCCGACAGCATGCCATAGGGCGTTTCGGCAATCACGGTCGGCCCGGCGAACTTGTCGAGGAAGTGCAGCCAGAAGGCTACGCCCTCGCGCTTGAACAGCACAGCCCAGAACAGTTGGTATCCGAGGCCCAGACCATAGGGATTGTTGCCGACCACGCCACGACGATGGACGATGAACTTGCGATCGGGCAGCTCGATGCCGTCGCGCATGTTTGTCCAGGTCAACAGGCGCGGTTTCCAGTCCGGGCCGAATACGAAGCGCCGCTGGTCATGGCTGACGATGCGTTCCGGCTTGATACGGTTGCCGTCACGTGCCCAGACGATCTCGGAGACGGCAAAGCCCTTGAGCGTGGCGCCGCTGACGAGGTCTTCGGTGATGCGGTCGAAGGGCAAGGCGTTAAACACCTCGCGGACATAGTCGGCCGCCGCCACATCAAGCGGCTTGTCCGAGGCAGGCTCCACTTCCCATTCCCGCGCAACCAGGTGCTTGGCGCGCTTGTCGAGCATGGCAGAAGCATGGGTGTCCCGCCGGATCTCGTCATAGATCGCCAGACCCTTGCCGCCGCCGCGCTGGATCAGCGTATCGTCGGCATGCTGCAGCGCCCCCGAATAGAACGGGATGGTGATATCGTTGGCCGCGTTGGCAACAAGACCCTTCGCCTCGGCCGGCAGGTTCTTCCTGATATCCTCAACCGTGGCAAAGCTCGCGGGCTTCTGTTTGCTAGGTTTCTTGCGGCGGCTCACAGGCGGTAGTCTCCTAGTCTGTCTGATCCCGATGCCGTCGAGGTCATGACCCCGGCCGATGCGCTCGCGCCGCCCCCACCCGCATAGAACAGGGTGTTTTGCCAGAGCATGTCGAGGCAGTCAGGACCGTCGTCATGATCGGCGTCAGGCCATTGCTGCAACTGGTCGATCAGGGTCGTATGTAGAGCGTTAAACCGGATCAGCCCGGCTGTCACGGGCGGCTGAAGCCGCTCGATGCGCAGATCCTTGTCGGCATGGGGCGTGATCGGCACGGCCGAGATGCCGACGCCCTGGATGGCGGCGGTGCTCATCAACGTGGTGCGCAGGAACTCCTGAAACTGCACCGCCTCGACGAACCACAGCATGCAGCCGTAACGGCGCTGCATGGCGATGACGTCTGATACGATGATGTCAGGCAGACGCTTGCGAATGGAGGCTTCGACCAGATCCATCTTGCCGGTCAGCCGGTCAAAGCCGCCGATCAGGATGGCCGAGGGGTCGCGGCCCTTTGCGGCCTTGCCGAGCGAGGGATCAACGGCGCCAAAATAGATCAGGCCGGGATTGCTAACGCTCCAATAGATCAGCTTGCCGAAGGGATTGCCCTCGCTGATCGGCTTGTTCTGATACTCGGTCTGGAATGCATCGTGGCTGGCGGCCCGCTCCAGCATCAGCCAGACCAGCGGCTGGACGCTCGGCCAGTTCACGACCGCGCCGGCATCCATGTCCGCCTTGTTGCGATCATAGAACGCGCGCGCCTGGTCTTCGCCCTCGTTGTTGAAGACCTCCTCGAAAGCCTCCCATAGGTCCATGCGATCAGGCCATTTGACGATCGCCTGGAATTCCGTGACCTGCCAAACCGGCGACTTTGCCGCGCGCACCAGGACGGCATCATGGTGCAGCACCGTGCCGACCCAGATCACTTCCATCGAGCCATCGGGCGGGCCGACCTTCAGCGCCGCGCGGTTGATCCAGTTCTCCAGCTTCTTGCGCTGTTCGGGCGATCGAACCGCCTCGTCGTTCTCAAGATCGTCGAAGAACATCAGGTCGGGACGATAAGGACCATGACGGCGGCCGCGCACCTTCTGCCCGGCGCCAAGACCTTCAATGCGGATATTGGTGCGCGTCACCATCTCGCCTTCGCGCCAAACGCGGCCCTGGCCGCAGACATCGGGGAAGTCATAAGCCAGACGCGGGTTCGTGGTCAGTTCGGCCTTGATCGCCTCGATCAGGAGGGCTGCCTGGGCATAGACGTCGCAGACCTCAAGCACATAGCGCTTCAGTCCCCTGACGATGCAATAGAGGGCAAAGCCGAGGGAAAGATGCGTCGATTTGGACGAGCCGCGCGGCGCGATGAACAGGTCCTTGACGCCCTTTGGCGATGCCAGGATCTCGGGGCAGCGGGCGAAGATATGCTTATGGAAGAGGCTATGCTCGCCGCGCACATAATGCGGCAGGTAAGTTTCCATGAAGAACTGAAACCCGTCATCGGCATGCGCCACAAGAGCGAGCCGCTCGGCCTTAGCTTTGGGATCGGCCGGGAACGCCGAAACCGAAAGCTCGATCCAGCGCGAGAAATCGCTCGCCATGTCGGCAAGCGATTCCCGGAATTCCTTGGCGCTGACGGAAGCCTTGAGCTGCGGCCGCTTGCTCATGAGGTATAAAGCCCGGCCAGCCGTTCGCCGAAGGGTTCGATGATCTCCAGGATGACGGCGGCATGCTGGGGAAAGTGCTGGCGCACGAAGTCCAGCAGATGGCGCATCACGTCCTGGGCAACGCCAAGCTCCGATATCTTCGGTGCGAGCTTGCCGGCCGAAGCGGTCATCTTGGTCATGGCATCGGCGAGCGCCACCAGGTGCTTCACCTTCTGGTCCATGGTCAGCTCGCCGTTCTTGATCTCCTCAAGCAGCGCCTGGGCCATGATCATGAAGTCTTCGACGACGGACGACACGACGGTCTCGATGCCTTCGCCGGCGATGATCGAGGCCGAGCGGGCCATGTCCCAATCATCGCCAGCGGCCTTGGCGGCCTTCTTCCAGCGCCCGAACGTTGCCTGGGAGATGTTGAGCGCCATCGAGATCGTCGCACCCGTCATCCGGCGATAGACATAATCAGAGCGGGCCTTGCGGCGGATATCCTGTTCACTTGCCATTGGCGCCAGGGCCTTTCCCGATACCGAAGATATCCTTGATGAGCTGGGGCGGATTGGCAGAGGCCTGCTTCAGCCAGAGGATCAGGTTGCGCCCGGTGATCCCATAGGCCGCCGCCACCGCATAGCCCCAGGAGCCGGGATTGTCCGACACGCCAATGAGGCTCAGCGTCAGTTCCGTGGCGACGGTCGCGACGAAGACGCCCGCGATGATCGAGCCGACCGCCGTAAAGATGTCATGTGATCGCCAATCGAGCGCGACAGAAATCACGGCCGCGACGCCAGAAGAAATCAGCGTCGCGACCTTCAGGCCAAAGATGGTTTCCGGGCCGGTCATCGGCGCCCCCTGATAGCTGCGGCAATGGCGCTGATGCCGTTACCGACCGCCTGGATGCCAAAGAAGGAAAGGAGAATGGCCCCCTGCCATTCATCGAAGGGAGCCGGGAATTTGGGGATGCGCCAGCCGAACGAGAAGCAGGTGTCGAGCGTGACGAACAGGAGATGAATGGTGAAGCAGGCCGCGATCACGAAGGTGATCACGCGCATTTCCCAGAAGCCGGCCGAGGCCAGCCGGATTTCCCGAGCGGATCGCGCCGCATCGAGCTGCCGGTTGATGTCGGCGATGGCGGCATCAGCCACAAGGCGACCCTGATCGGTGTCCGCCTGCAGCTTCAGTTCATAGGCACGGGTCAGGGCCGAGGCGAGATCGCCGCTCAACCAACGAAACAGGGCAGCGATCATGCATGACCCTTGATGCGGTTGACCGACCAGCGGCCCGACAGGAACATATAGCCGGCGCCGGCACCCAGAAGCAGAACGAGGGCAGCGATGCCAAATCCCCAGGGATTGTTGACGCCGAGCAGCGCCGACATTCCGGCCGTGCCGACCGTACCACCGAGAAGGCTCATGACGGTGGAGCTTTCGGCCGGCTTCACGTCGTCGGCGATTGCCGCCTCCGGCAGTGCATCGGCGGCATCGACGGCTCCTCGCGCGGCCTCGATCGCGTCGAGGAATGCCTTGTGATAGGTGGCGATCAGCTTGGCCTTATTGCTGCCATTGACGATCGCGCGGGCGCCGACCGGATCATCGGTGTTGTGGCTGAAGAAGTCGCCGAGCTTCTTGCCCGTAAACAGTCCCTCGGCCATGCCGACAATGGCGATGCGCGCTCCGATCACTGGATCAAGCGTCTTGGCAGGGTTTTTCACCAGATCGACGCCGAGCCGCTGGCCGAGCTTGAGGTAGTTCGCCTTGTGGGTGATCTGGATCTGCCCACGGCCAAACCAGCCCTCCCGCCAATAGGGTGTCTTAACGCTTGAGAGCTTGCCGGCTTTCCAGGCCTTTTCCAGATTGGCAATGGCCGCCTTATCCGTGGAGGCGAAGGTTTCCCGCACCGGCAATATGCGACCGCCCGTCTCATGAAACACCTGGGCGAGGATATTTGCGAGCCACCTGTGGTCGGTGAGCTTGAAATACTCCCAGGCGTCGAGGATCGCGTTAACGCCGTCGATCTGGCCCTGGGTCAGACGGCCGCCAAACGGCGCGCGGCGGATATAGGCGAAGAAGGTGGTGGGGTTTTTGATCGGTGACATGACGCCTCGCGAGCGATTGGAAGACTGCGAGACAGTTACGCGTATGCGCAAACAAAAAGACCGGACGTCAGGTCCGGTCTGGGGCAATGTCGAAGAGATCGGGCTGGTTGCTGGGCGGCTTGTTGGCCATCCGCCTCACATGGCGCTGACTGACGCCGAGCAGCAAGGCGATTTCCCGTCGTTCCTTGCCGGCCTCCTGAAGCTTCAGGACATCGGCGCGGATGGAACGAACGGCACGGCCATGCGGAACATAGATGGCGTTCCCAGACAGGAACTCACATAGCGCGCTTCCGTCCTCCTTGCCAAGGGTCTGGATGACGTGATGATCGTCCCCAGGCCGCTTCGGAAACTTGATCTCTGCCCCGCCATAGGTTTGGATCAGCTTCAACGCCACGCCGATGCCCAGCGTCTCGGCGACGTCTCGCAATGACTTAGGCAGGTCGCTGATGGCAACAAGCGACGGGCTCATGATGCCACCCTGGCTTTCCCACGCGCTTCCATCGCCTTCAGGGCATCGATCACCTTGCTGGCCTTGCCGTAGTCGAGCGTGTCTGGATCGACCGCGATCTTGGTATCGTCTAGGAAGAGGATGCCACGGCAAAAATTGCGAAGCGCCTGGCGCGATCCGTCGTCAATCACGCCGAGCGTGGAGCACGATTTCCACAGCGCGTGGATCATGCGGATATAGGGCTTCGTGGACGGCGGCAGGGTCTTGCCGCCCGTTTTGACGCGGAAGCCGAGCCGCTTCAGCTCGTCGAGGACGGCGATCCGCTGGCGGTCGGACATGGCACGAAGCGAGCTGATGCCCGTGACGCGCACATAGAGAGCCCTGATGCTGTCCTCGTCCATGGCGAGTTGCTGGCGGGCGATGTTGATGATGGCGACGGTGTTCATCCGATGGCCTCCGCCCGCGTGGGGGGTGGTGGCACAGGCGCCCGGCATTCGGGCGAACGGCATGATGCCTTCGGAACATCTATTGTCTTGGCTTTTGCATACCGAAAGCCAAGAACCAGAAAAACAAGCCTCCCAGCAGTCCCGGCGCGGCGAGAAAAGTTGCATGACCCATCTCCAATACCGACCCGTCGGCGAGCAATCTCAAAAGCGCAAGAGGCAACACTGAAATGAGGGCACCGGCTATGCCGCAAACGAAAGGAGTTAGGGGAATGTGTTTCTTCAAAAAAAGAAAAGCCGGTACGCCAAACAATAGGGTTGCGATGTAGCCGTAGCTGGCAAAAGCCAACCATAGAGCCAGCGCCAGAGCCACCCCACCTGTGCTTCCAAACAAAAATGGAAATGCCAGGATGAGAGCAGCGCATGCGGGTGCAATAATAAAGGCAAGAATTGTCCTTGTCACAGATGGGGCCATCTTCATTTCCGTAATGTGCTGACAAAAACAGACTAATCACGTCTACACTTCGAGCGGTTAACGATGAATTCTGCAAGCTCAAGCCATAGTTCATGCCGCACCGTCCATATCCGCCTTCGGCAGAACCAGCGCGACAAAATGTGCCGGCGTGAACATCCGGGTTCGATGAGGGTGTGGGGGCGGTCGTCTCAAGCGCTGCCGCGTAGGCCTGAGTAAATGACGGAGCGAGAGGCTGTAGGGTCATGGCACCTCAGCCCCTCACCTGCATTACATTCGGCGCGTCTATTTCCGCCGGCTCAATGATGAAATCCTCGCCGGCCGACCGGATGGTGACGCCCGACACCAGTCGCGCCTTATCCGGATCAGCGAGCATGGCTTCCTTGTTCACCTCCTCCTTGACGCGGAAGAAGGCAGTGAAGCCGAGCTTCTTGCAGGCCTCGATCACGGTCTCGACGCCTCGGATGGTGACGCTCGGCGGCCGCGCTTTCCACCTGATCTGGCCGGTTCCGAAGTCATGGAATTTCACCTTGCCGTCATTGGTGAGCGCAAGGCGGTTGGCCTCGCACCAGACCTGAAGGCCGCGCTGGTGTTCGGCGAGTTCCGCCATGGCATCGGCGGTATCGCGCTCCAGCTTTTCGCCGGCCAGGCGCACGGCCTCGTCGGCGAGCGCCTTGTGCCGGGCGATCTCGCGGTTAAGCGTGCCGATCCGGCCGATGGCAAACACGGCATCTTCACGTGACTGCGGCACACGGGAGATGGCTTTGGTCTTGTTCTTCTTTGCGGGCTTCATGGCAGGTCCTTTCAAGCAATGTCAGGCGCAGCAGGCGAACCGGCCGACGGAAAATTCAGGTGAATGACGTTGGTGAGTGCGGGCGCCACCTGTTCGGCCGGCGCCTCGGCAGCCGGCTCGGCCGGATACAATCTGGCTTCCATGTCGACGGCCTCTTCCCGGCAGCACGACAGCAACCGGGCTACGGTCGCGACGGTATCGGCCGGCATCGGCTGATTGTTCTCAGCGAAGAACTGATGGTGGCGCATGATAAGCGAAAGGAGGGCTGAGACCTTAAGCATGGCGCACCTCCCGTCCGCCGATCTCGATCACCGGCATCGACATCAATCGGCCGTCGAGGGCGACATGCGGCCGGCCGGTCAAATACTGGATGCGTTCCTCCAT